AGAGTTTGTTAAGTGTGCAAAAGACCCAAAATACTTTGCTGAAAAATATATCAATATTGTCCATGTTGATCATGGTCTTATCCCTATCAAACTATACGACTACCAACGAGAGATCATTGATAAAATTACCAATCATCGTAGATGTGCGGTTGTAACTTCTCGTCAGGCAGGTAAAACAACCACTGCTGTCTGTGTTATCCTCCATTATGTTTTATTCAACGATCATAAAACCGTAGCACTCCTTGCCAACAAAGGAGACGCTGCTCGGGAGATCCTCGATCGTATTAAGACAGCATACGAAGCATTACCAAAGTGGATGCAGCAGGGAGTTGTTGAATGGAACAAAGGTTCTGTTGAATTTGAAAACGGTTGTAAAATTATTGCTTCAGCAACTTCTTCTAGTGCAATTCGTGGTAAGTCTATCTCACTACTTTATATTGACGAAACAGCATTCGTAGAAAACTGGGATGAATTCTTTGCCTCAGTTTTCCCAACAATTTCTTCTGGTAACACCACCAAAATTCTTTTGACTTCTACGCCAAATGGATTGAATCATTTTTATAAAACCTGTGATGGCGCAGAAAATGGAACTAACGGTTACCAATTTGTAAGAGTTTTATGGCATGACGTTCCTGGAAGAGACGAAGCATGGAAGCAAGAAATGCTTTCTTCTATGGACTATGATTATGAAAAGTTTTCACAGGAATTTGAATGTCAATTTTTAGGTTCATCTGGAACATTGGTTGAAGGTAACAAACTCAAATCATTAGTTTTCAAACGTCCTTTAAGAGAATCTAATGGACTGTCAATGTATCGAGAACCAGAAGTAGGACACACTTATGTAACAGTGGTCGATGTTTCTCGAGGCAAAGGATTAGATTATTCTGCATTTCAAATTATTGATGTAACTACAATGCCATACCAACAGGTTTGTGCGTATCGTGATAACAATATCACTCCTGTTGAATACGCTGAAATAATACATAGATCAGTAAAACATTATAATGAATCTGTGGTTCTAATTGAAGTAAATGATATTGGAGAACAGGTATCAGATTTATTGCATTATGATTTTGAATACGAAAATCTTCTATATACCGAATCAGCAGGAAGATCGGGTAAAAGAATTTCTTCAGGATACGGTAAAAATATAGATAAAGGAATACGAACCACAAAAACTGTCAAAGCAGTTGGTTGTTCTATTCTAAAGTTATTAATCGAACAAGAACAACTGATACTTAACGATTATGACACAATACAAGAATTATCTACGTTTTCAAGAAAAGGAACATCTTATGAGGCAGAATCAGGGTGTCATGACGATTTGGTTATGTGCCTTGTTTTATTTGCTTGGAGTTCTGATCAGCAGTATTTCAAAGAAATGACTGATATTAATACTCTGAAAAAACTACGCCAGAAAACTGAACAAGAAATGATGGAAGAATTACTACCTTTTGGATTTTATGACGATGGGATGCCAGACGAAAACGTGGTTGAAGTTATCCCATACGAACCAAACGATGTTTTTTCCGATGTTGACTATGGAAACTTTGATAGATTCTAAATACCTGTTTTTATAAATATTGTACGATTATAAAAATGACTCTTTAATGAGAAGGAGATAAAAATGCCTTTCCAAGTATCACCTGGAGTGAATGTAAGCGAGATAGATCTCACTACGGTCGTTCCTGCGGTGAGCACCACTGAAGGTGCTATTGCAGGACACTTCCGCTGGGGTCCAGTCAACGAGCGTGTGCTTGTTGATTCTGAAGACCGTCTCGTAAACATTTTCAATAAACCAAACGCAAACACCGCAACTGATTTCTTCACTGCGGCAAACTTCCTTTCATACGGTAACGCATTGTACGTTGTTCGTACAGTTTCCGGAGCAAACAATGCTACTTCTGGTGGCACTGGTGCTTACATCGAAAGCGAAGATTATTACAACGAAACATATACGAATACTTCTGGTCATGGTGACTGGGTTGCTAAGTATCCTGGAGAGTTAGGAAACTCTTTGAAAGTTTCTGCTTGCCACAATGCTAACGCATGGCAGTCAACTGTATCTGGTGCTTACTACACAGCAACTCGTAACTCTGCAACAGTAACGTTGGGTGGTGATTCTGATACCACTAACGGTTTCGCAGGTTCTAACGCTGAAGCAAACTTTGTTGTTGGTGATTTAATTCTTCTTGGTCCAGATTCACAACCACGCAAGATTAAGTCAGTTTCTGCAAACTCTATCACATTGACATCAGACTACACTGGTAACACTGTTACAGATTACTCTGGTTCATTGGTTCGTCGTTGGGAATACTACAACAGTTTCGACAACGCACCTACTACAACAAGTTATGCTAACACTGTAAATGCTCAGGGTGATGCGTTACACGTTTTGGTTGTTGACGAAGATGGTCAATTTACTGGTCAGACTGGTTCGGTTGTAGAAACTTATGAAAATGTTTCCATGGCATCGGATGCGAGAACAGAGCAGGGTGCAACCAACTACTATAAAGATGTTATTAATCAAAGATCTTCTTACATCTGGTGGGGTGGACACAACACCAACGCTGGTAAAGCAGGAGTTCGCGCAGATCTAGGAACTAACTATCCTGGAAATGACTTGCCTGTAACTGCATCTTTCACTGCTGGTATTGATGGATCTACTCCTTCTTCCGCACAAAAGATTACAGGATACAATAAGTTTAAGTCTGCTGAAGATGTTGATGTTTCTCTGGTTCTTGGATCAGATGCTGACACTACTCTAGCAACTCACTTGATCACGAACATTGCAGAATCCCGTAAGGATTGTGTAGTGGTCATCTCGCCTGAGCGTGCTGATGTTGTGAATAACAACGGTTATGAAGGTAAGGAGCGTGATGATATTATCTCATTCCGCGACGGTTTACCATCTTCTTCATACGCAGTTATGGATTCTGGTTGGAAGTATCAGTATGACAAGTACAATGACGTATACAGATATGTTCCACTGAATGCTGATACAGCAGGTCTGATGGTTCAAACTGATTTGACACGCGATCCTTGGTATTCGCCTGCAGGTTTCAATCGCGGTAATGTTAAGAACGTAATTAAGTTGGCATACAATCCATCTAAGGCAGATCGCGATCAACTGTATAAGAAAGGTGTTAACCCAGTAGTCACCTTCCCAGGACAAGGAACTGTTCTGTACGGTGATAAGACTATGCTGGCGCAACCTTCTGCGTTTGATCGTATTAACGTTCGTCGTCTGTTTATTGTTCTTGAGAAAGCGATTTCAACCGCTGCGAAGTTTACACTGTTTGAGTTTAACGACGAGTTTACTCGTGCTCAGTTCAAGAACTTGGTAGAACCGTTCTTGCGCGATGTACAGGGACGTCGCGGGGTTACTGATTTCGTGGTTGTCTGTGACGGTACAAATAACACTGGTGAAGTAATTGACAGAAATGAGTTTGTTGGTGATATCTACATCAAACCTGCTCGTTCTATTAACTTCATCCAGTTGAACTTTGTGGCGGTTAGAACAGGCGTTGAGTTCTCTGAAATCGTTGGTCGTGCGAACTAAATAGGATTTAAGAAAGGAGAACAAAAATGGCGTTTAACGTAAATGAGTTTGCCGGAGCATTAAAAGCGGGTGGCGCACGCCCCTCGCTGTTCCAAGTGCAAATTACAAACCCAATCAACGGTGTCGCTGATGCACAGGTTCCATTCCTGTGCAAAGCAGCACAGATTCCGGAAGCAACTTTAAGTGCGGTTGAAGTTCCATACTTTGGTCGTAACATCAAGTTGGCAGGAACTCGTACATTCGCTGAATGGTCACCAACGATTATCAATGATGAAGACTTTGCTATCCGCAACGCAATGGAACAGTGGTCAAATGCGATCAACTCGTTCCAAGGTAATATTAATAATGCAGGTGGTACTGCTCCATCATTGTACAAAGCAAATGCACAGGTGACTCAGTATGGTAAGACTGGTGAAATCCTGCGCGTATATGACTTTGTAGGAATCTTCCCAACCACAGTTGCTGCAATCGACTTGGGATGGGAAAACGGTGATGCAATCGAAGAGTTTCAGGTTACATTTGCATATGATTACTGGCAGGTTTCTGGCGGAATCACTGGTAATGCTGGCGGAAATTAATCCGTAAAAGTGATTAGAGGGGCGACTAAATAGTATATTAAAAAGTCGCCCCTGTTTATTATTGAGGAACAAACATGGCAATCGAACTCTTTGGTTTTCAGATTGGTAAGAAAGAAGAAGAAACCAAACCTAATGTAGTCTCTTTCGCACCCCCACCAAACGATGATGGAACTCTCGCAGTAGCAGAGGGTGGAGTCTATGGTACTACTGTAGACGTAAATAATCAAGCAAAAAACGAAGCACAACTAATCACTCGTTATCGTGAGATGTCATCGCAACCAGAGTGTGAACGTGCTATTGATGATATTATTAATGAAGCAATCGTTGGTACTGAACAAGATTCTCCTGTTGAAATCGTCCTAGACAATGTAGAAGAAATGGACGATAAAATCAAAGATTTGATTCGTGAACAGTTTAGTGAAATTCTAAACATGCTTAACTTCAATAATCGTGCATACGATATCTTCCGTAACTGGTATGTTGATGGACGTTTGTATTATCACTTGATGATTGATATGAAGCAACCTCGTCTTGGTATTCAAGAAATCCGCTATATTGATCCTCGTAAAATTAAAAAAGTTCGTGTAGAAAAACGCGACAAGAATAATCAAGTTTCTAAAGAAATATTCAACAAACAATATAATGAATATTTCCTTTACTCTGCCAAAGGAGTGACTGCTGGGAATCAGGGTGTTAAGATATCAACCGATTCTATCGCATTCTGTCACTCTGGTATCATGGATCAGAATAATAAAATGGTTCTGTCGCATGTCCACAAAGCAATCAAACCGCTCAACCAACTCCGTATGTTGGAAGATGCTACGGTAATCTATCGTCTCGCTCGCGCACCAGAGCGTCGAATCTTTTATATTGACGTGGGTAACTTGCCAAAAGCAAAAGCAGAACAGTATCTGCGAGACATGATGGTTAAGCACAAGAACAAATTAGTTTACGATGCAAACACTGGCGAAGTCCGTGATGATCGTAAGTTCCTAACGATGCTTGAAGACTATTGGTTGCCTCGTCGTGGTGATGGTAAGGCAACAGAAATCTCAACTTTGCCTGGAGGTCAAAACCTTGGCGAGATTGAAGACGTATTATACTTCCGTAAAAAGTTATATGAATCTTTAAATGTCCCTGTTTCTCGTTTAGAAACAGACAACTCTTTCAACTTGGGTCGTGCTTCTGAGATTACTCGTGACGAACTCAAGTTTTCAAAGTTTATCTCACGTCTGCGTTATCGCTTTTCTGAGTTATTCCACATTATACTTGAGAAGCAATTATTACTCAAGGGTATTATTACCAAACAAGAGTGGAATGATATCAAGGGTAAGATTTACTACGACTTCCTTGAAGATAACCACTTCTCAGAACTCAAGAATGCTGAGATTATGCGCGAACGTTTATCTACTCTTCGCGATCTTGATGAGTATGTTGGTAAATATTACTCTGTTGAGTGGGTTCGTAAAAATATTCTTATGCAATCTGAAGAAGAAATTGAAGAAATTGAACAACAGATTGCGGATGAACCTTCTGATGAATCCGAAGATGAAGATAACTTTCGATAATTTATAAATATGTGCAGGAGATTACGACATGACTGAAGTTACAACAAAAGATGCAGTATCTATGGCAATGGACCAGAATGCAAGTGGATTCCGTGATGCTGTCAGAGATATACTAACTCAAAAAGTATATGATGCAGTGCAATTGAAAAAGATTGAAGTGGCGTCAACTTTCATGTCTGCAGATTCAGAAGAAGAAGTAGAAATCCAAGGGGAAACCGATGGCGATTCAGAAGTTCAGTAAGTTTGTAGCAGAAGCACCTGCCGCAGATTATGTTGCACCAAAAGACGATGACCAAGAGGTCAAAGGTTATAAACCACGTTCAAAGGGTGAAGAAGATTTCGCTAATGCGCACATGGTCCAGAAAACTGATTACTATGCAGTTCCAGGGCAAGATCATGTGTTCAATGGCACTGTTGTAAAAGAAGAAGTCGAGGGTGAAGACCTCGATGAGGAATCTGACTTATCGGATTTGACAGAAGGTAAGGTTATGGACGGTTTGGAAAAAATCGTTAAGAATAAGTCAGCAGGTACAGTTAAGTTTGCCAACGGTAAAACACTTAAAGTGGATATGACCACGGCAAATGCAATGTTAAACATGCACAAGAAACTCAATGACAAGAACAAAGAAAAGATGGCAGATAAAATCGAGCAATCGCCTGAAGTGTTCATGAAGTTGATGGATGTAGCATTCGGAGGTAAGTAATGAAAGTATTAGGTACAGCAACCGTATTAGCAGGTGCTACAACCAAATTTAAAACCTCAACCTCCGTATGGGTTTTCAACACCGACACAGGCGCGGGCGTGTGTACAGTTCGCAATACATCTGATGATGGTGATGTGGGGACAATCTACATCGGTGCAGGACAAGGTGTCACTATCGATTTAGAAATCGGACAAGGACTGCGAGGTACTACTTCAATGTATGGTACACAAATCGCGGCATCAGGATACTAAGATGAAACTGATCACAGAACTCAACGAAGATGTACAGTACATCTCAGAAGCAAAAGAAGACGGTAAGAAGAACCACTTCATCGAAGGCATCTTTATGCAAGGCGACATCAAGAACCGTAATGGTCGGATGTATCCTGCGGATGTGTTAGATAAAGAAGTACAGCGTTACAACAAAGAGTATGTCGAAAAGAATCGTGCGTATGGTGAGTTGGGACACCCAAGTGGTCCGACTATCAATCTTGAGCGCGTATCTCATTTGATTACAGACCTCAAGCGTGAGGGT